GATCGCTGAGTGGAACGGCCATCGGCACGAAGAGATTCCCAAGACCGACACGTGGCTATATCTCGTCCAGTATGTGGCCGGAGCAGAAGGCTGGAACTGTGTCGAGACGAATGCGATGGCGTTCTACTCGCTGACGTATTCCTACAAGAACTTCGAGCAGGCACAGGGTCGTACAGACCGAATGAACACGCCCTTCAAGGATCTGTACTACTACCTCCTGAAGAGCAATTCGGTTATCGATCAAGCTGTGTGGCGTGCGTTGAAGAACAAGCAGAGCTTCAACGAGAGCCGCTACATAGCATCGAAGCGGACGTCAAATCCCGTCAAATCCTGAGAGTGTTTAAAAGTTCTGAAGTTGACCTTGAAGACGGGATCCTCTGGAACAAGATCAAAGAGGGCCTAAAACCAAGATCAAACACGATGTTTTGCAAAACTTTTCAGATTTGACGGGATTTGACGTCCAAAACGGGTCGATTTATACTATCCAATTCCCAGCTCGACCTGCGGTTTTGTCCTGAAAGGACCACTTGCCGTCAAAACGTCAAAAACAGTCAAAAACTCTTTCCCTACGTGCAACTTAGTATTATTATATGAAGTAATACCAAGTACGCCGTAGAGAGTTTTTCTTTCGCAAAAATCTTGGCAAATTGACGGCCTACAAGGAAGGAGTCGATCATGCTCGAAGAGTGGTTGCCTGTCGAGGGTTTCCCGGGATATTACGTGAGCAATCTCGGTCGAGTCATGAAGGAGGACGGGCGTTTCCTCAAGTTGTCGCCCAACCAGTCCAGGGTCTACACGGTGGCGTTATTTATCGAGGGGCATGCAATCCGCCGAGCGGTGTCGCTCCTCGTCGCTCACGCATTTGTCGGTGAGCCCCCTGAGCCGCGCTTCACGACCGTGATGCACCTCGATGGGGATCGGGCCAACTGTCGCGCGGATAACCTGGTGTGGCGCCCTAGAGCGTTCGCGATCAATTTTCACCGGCAGTTCCTCACAGACCGCTTCGCTAGGTGGCGTCAGGATATCCGTCTGATCGAGACAGGCGAGGTGTTCAGCAATCCCCGAGAGATCGCTGTGAAATACGGCGTTCTCGAGAACTACGTCATCATGAACATGAACAACGACCCACGCACGCCCGTATTTCCTCACTACTTCAACTTCGAGCCGGCATAGGAGGTCTTATACGACAACGCAGGTTCTTCGCGGGCTATAATAGAAGGAGTGGAAGCAAGCTCCCACACAGCCTCACATTTTGGACGGTGACATGCTAGAGAACGCCTATCAGGCGCGGTTGATCAAGCGTCTGCGTGCTCTGTTCCCTGGCATCGTGATCCTGAAGAACGACGCCGGCTACATGCAGGGCGTCCCGGATCTCACTCTCCTATATCTGCGCTGGTGGGCAGTGCTCGAGGTAAAGGCAAAGAGGCCTACCAAGGCTTCTGATTTTGAGCCGAACCAGGAGTTCTACCTGGAGCAGCTGAATTCAATGTCTTTCGCCACGTGCATCTTCCCCGAAAATGAAGAGGACGTCCTACGTGAACTTCAACAGGCATTCTCGCCTCGAAGGGCTGCACGCTCTGCTCAGCGCTAGTAAATACAGTTGGATCAACTACACCGAACAAAAGCTTGAGGCGTACGTCACCTCACACAAGGCTGCTGCTCGTGGTACGCGATTCCACGCTCTGGCTGCTGAGCTCATCCGATTGGGCCAGAAGCTGCCCAAGACCGAGACGACGATGAACATGTATGTCAACGACGCTCTCGGTTTCCGGATGACGCCCGAACAGGTGCTGTACTACTCGGATTTGTGCTTCGGCACGGCTGACGCCATCGCCTTCAGAGTCAACCCGAAGACCGGCTTGATGCTGCTTCGGATCCATGATCTGAAGATGGGTCTCGGTCCGACCAAGGTCACGCAGCTCGAGGTCTACGCCGCGCTCTTCTGTCTGGAATATGGCTACAAGCCACACGACATCGAGATGGAGTTCCGCATCTACCAGAACGATGAGAAGCGGATATACGAAGGCGATCCTGATGCCATCGCGCATATCATGGACCGCATCATCACCTTCGACCGCGCCATCACGGATATGCTGGAGGAGGACTGAGATGACGTTCGAGATCGAGGATGGCAACTACCTGGCTCACTACGGCGTCCTTCGCAGGTCCGGAAGATATCCGTGGGGCTCTGGTGGACCCGAGGAAGCCAGCAACAACAACTTCCTGGGATATGTCGCGAAGCTGAAGAAGGAAGGTCTCAGCGACACCGAGATCGCTCGCGGCATGGGCATCAGCACAACCGAACTGCGCGCGGCCAAGTCCGTGGCCAAGAACGAGCAGAAGGCCGCGGATATCGCACATGCTCAGAGCCTGAAGGAGCACGGTTACTCCAACGTGGAGATCGGCAAGAAAATGGCACGCGCTGATGGAACGCCTCTGAACGAGTCGTCTGTCCGTGCGCTGCTTGCTCCGGGTCAAGCCGAGAAGACGGCTGTCCTGACGGCGACCTCGGATATGCTGGAGGCCGCGGTCAAGGAGAAGACGTTTATCGATATCGGTACTGGTGTCGAACACCACGTCGGCGTATCCCGAACCAAGCTGGACAACGCTGTTGCTCAGCTCAAGGAGAAGGGATATGAGGTTCACCGTGTGCAGGTGGATCAGCTGGGGACCAACAACAAGACCACGATCAAGGTCCTGTGTCCTCCTGGCACCACCTACCGCGACCTGGTCACCCGCAAGGGAGATATCCAGCAGGCCCGAATGGTGTCCGACGATGGCGGTCTCACGTACGACGGTTTCAAGCCGCCGCTCAACGTGAACTCGAAGCGGCTCGCGATCAACTACGACGAGGACGGCGGCTCTCAGGCAGACGGCGTTATTTACGTGCGCCCTGGCAAGGACGACGTCTCGCTCGGCAACTCTCGGTACGCCCAGGTCCGAATCGCTGTGGACGGCACGCACTACCTCAAGGGCATGGCGATCTACAAGGACGACCTTCCTGACGGTGTGGACCTCGTGTTCAACACCAACAAGAAGAAAGCGGATATCGGAGACGACAAGCTCGCTGCCCTGAAGAAGATGAAGGACGACCCGGACAACCCGTTCGGTGCCGTTGTTCGTCAGATCAAGGACAACGACCGGAATGTCACGTCGGCGATGAATATCGTCAACGAAGAGGGGCGCTGGGACGACTGGTCCAAGAACCTCTCTTCGCAGATGTTGTCCAAGCAGAGTCCGACTCTTGCCAAGGGACAGCTCGACCTGACGTACGAGCGTCGGAAGCGCGAACTCGACGAGATCATGGGTCTCACCAACCCGGCGGTCAAGAAGAAGCTGCTCGAATCATATGCTGATGGCGCCGATTCCGCGGCGGTCCATCTCAAGGCGGCAGCTCTTCCGCGGCAGAGGACGCAGGTTATCCTCCCTGTACCGGCCATGAAGGACGGCGAGATATATGCGCCCAACTTCCGTGATGGTGAGCGTGTTGCCCTCGTCCGGTTCCCACATGGCGGCGTCTTCGAAATCCCTGAGCTCACGGTAAATAACCGTAACCCCGCCGCGAAGCGGTTGCTCGGAGATGCAAAGGACGCCGTCGGCATCAACCACAAGGTGGCGGAACGGTTGTCTGGGGCGGACTTCGACGGCGATACCGTCCTGGTCATCCCAAATAACCACGGCCAGGTCAAGACCGCGCCTGCCCTGAAGGGTCTTGTCGACTTCGACCCCAAGGTCAAATATAAGGCGTACGAAGGCATGGCTCCCATGACGGCCCGTCAGAAGGGCCACCAGATGGGTCTCGTATCCAACCTCATCACGGATATGACGATTAAGGGTGCCAACAACGAGGAGCTCGCTCGCGCAGTGCGGCACTCGATGGTGGTTATCGATGCCGAGAAGCACAACCTGAACTACAAGCAGTCCGCTGTGGACAACGGGATATCCTCGTTGATGAAGAAATATCAGGACCGCAGTGGTGGTGGGTCAGCGACCCTGATCTCCCGTGCCACAGCGCGTCAGGATATCCTCGAGAGGAAGCCCCGCTCTGCAGCAAATGGTGGCCCTGTCGACAAGGCCACTGGCAAGAAGGTCTATGAGGAGACCGGAAATAGCTGGCAGGACGCCAAGGGAAATACGGTGTTCGCGACCCAGCGTTCAGTGAAGCTAGCTGAGACGGACGATGCAAATACTCTCTCGTCGGGCACAGCCATCGAGAAGGTATATGCTACACACTCGAACCGTCTCAAGGGACTGGCTGATCAGGCACGGCAGGTCGCGGTAAATACGCCGCCTGTCAGGATAAGCGACTCAGCGAAGAAGGCTTATTCTCCACAGGTAGCCTCCCTCAATGCGAAGCTGAACCTCGCCATCCAGAACAAGCCCCTGGAGCGTCAAGCCCAGGTCATAGCTAACGCCACTGTGCAGGCCAAGAAGGATGCCAATCCGAACCTGGAACCGGCTGAACTCAAGAAGGTCAAGGCACAGGCACTGGATGAGGCGCGTGCAAGGACCGGCGCCAAGAAGGCCCAGATCGATCTGACCCCCGATGAGTGGGCAGCTATCCAGGCAGGCGCCATCAGCAACAACAAGTTGGACCAGATCCTCGACAACGCAGACCTCGACAAGGTCAAGGCGTTGGCCACGCCCCGTGAGCAGGTCTTGATGACTGCCACAGCCAAGTCTCGTGCCACTTCCATGGCCGCTTCTGGCTACACCCAGGCAGAGATCGCTGATGCACTCGGCGTCTCTGTGTCAACTCTCAAGGCTGCAGAGTAGGAGGCATCATGACGCAGCACATGCTGACAACGGTGGACAATCCGTATGATCCTGTCACACAGTTCGACAAGTGGGACGCTTGGGATCAGGCAAACGGTTACCACTCCATGTCCTTCCTCGCACGCGTCGTGATCACCTCTGACGAGCTGTCTGAAGCAGATCAAGAGTTGGCGCTGGAGCAGGGGATCGAGGAGATCGTCCGAGAGAACGTCACCGGGATGTACAAGATGGTCCCGATCCCGGACAATTCCACATCGACAGACTCGAAAGAGAATTTCGGGTCGACGTAAGGGTGGGGGAGGGGGGTCCTCGCAAACCGGACCCCCCTTCTGCAT